CCGTAAGAATCGAGAAGAAAAAGAGGCTGCTGATTTACAAAAACCAACAAGTAAAGAACAATCTTCGGATAGTCTTGATGTTAGTAGAAAAGAAGCTGTAGCTGCAGAATCCGCTAGTAGTGGTAGTCAAATTGCTATCAATGCGGGAGGAAACACAACTAACAACACTAGTTCAAGTAGTGCTGTGGCAGTGGTTGACGCATCTCCTGCTACGGATGACCTAGACAGGGTTGCAGCATAAAAAAAGGGACTCCGAAGAGTCCCCTATAACCTTTAACGGTTTATCCTAAGGCAAGGATTAGTCTTCAGCAGCTAACTTTGCAAAGTAACTCAAAGTATCATCATCACCAGCGGCAGCAGTGATACTAGGTTCAGGTGCAGAGTTCGAAACCACTGTAGGTTCCGCAGTCCTCATAGGAGCACTCTCCGCAGTCTGTGTTAATGAGTCATTCTTCACAGTACTACCCGCACCAGTCGATTGTCCTAAGACAACTTCCAAACGTCCTTTCAACTCGTCATAAGACTTGTATGAAGACGGTGCAGTGAATTCTGTCACGTCATGTAACTGATTGTAAGTCGATTCAAGTTTAGTCTCATCCGCTTCCAGTAATGGAGCTTCTGCTTTAAACTCTGACTTATCATAGTTACGATAACCCGCAACGTTACGAATCTTCAACTGGAAATCAGCACCAGACCAAAAATCAAATGGATTGATTGGAGTCTCGCCTGGAAATTCAGGTTGCATCTTATCCATAATCTTATCAAAGATTTTCTTACCGAAGTCGTAAAGGAATACTTTACCTTCGTTAGCAGGATTAGCTGGGTCATTCATGACCATGATGTTCGCAACATAGTGAAGTCTGCGTTTCTGTCTACGTGCAGTCTCTTTGTCTTCATCGATACCACTGTTCCAAAGGCGTGAATTATATTCACTCACTGGGTCATTTTGTCCGTTAAGAGTAGTCAGAGACTTCTCAACATACCATTGACCAGAAGGGCCTTTAAAGAAATGGTCGAAGTAACGTACCCAAGGTAGTTCTTGACCTTCCCCAGCAGGAAGAAAACGAACGACTGCGTAACCGTTACCACTCTCATCGACAGTGGGTTTCCAGAAACGTAAATCTTCGTATTTGTTGGTTGATTGTTTTGTACCAGACATCTCAGCTGCGGCATTCGCCAGTTTTGAAACGTCAGTACGATTGGTTTTTAAATTTGCAAAAGACATATTTTGTATTCTCCGTATATTTGCGTATTAGTTGTATTTTGAGTATTCATTATATCATAATCAAAAGGGTTTGTCAACCTTTATTTAAAGAGTAAGGTTAGCACTCTTTTCGAGAAAATTAAGTTTCATTGCTTCTAACTCAATCTTCTCTTTGACAGATGTCGAAATATATTTCTTGACATCCTCAATCTCTAGTTTATTCTCATCACAGAGATAAACAGTTGCATCCATATAACTCATGGACTTTGTTCTTACACAGTCCTCCACCATCTTGGTGAATTTCTTTTTATTCATGAAGTTTGATTCCTCGTTAGAAGAATCTACCCCACCTACTATCATATCAAGTTTCATCATCAACCTCTTCGTTGTCCTTATTTATAGGAACGTGAATTTCCCTTTTGTACATATCCGCATACTCTTTATCGTTTGCGAATTCTTCTTCCAGTTCACGAGTCCATACTTGTGCGATATCTGGATACCAAGTGTCGTATTGGCGTTTTGCCGTCCCGTCACTATAGTATGCCATTGCAATACACACTTTATGTATTCGTCCTTCACGTTGTTCACCATAACGAAAGTCACACCATATACCACCACTCAGATACTTCTTCATGTTAGTTATATATGTATTGAGGTCAATATAGTCCGCACGTTCCTTAGAAACTTTGGAGTTCTTATAACTACTCATCGACTTAAGTTGAAGTTGATTGGCCTTCAACCACTCTTTAACTTTCTTCCAGTGTAAGAAATGGTCTTCGGGCAAATCTCGTATGTCTTCATGTACGGACTTACTGCCATCCGCCCCTCTAGCTTCACGTGCCTTAGCAAGACGTTCAATCGCTGCCTTCTTCTGTTCCTCAGACATAGGTTTGCGTTTAGTCTTAACTTTTTTACGTTCGAAACCAAGTTCTTTCAGACCAGCGAGTTTCTTCGCTTCTCTGGTTTTACTTGCTTTCTCTGATGCTGTTAGTTTCTTGGCCATATATTATATAGTATATATTAAACTGCAGCAAATGTCAAGAGCGAATCAACACGGAATGAACGCCAATCTGCTACATCTAAGTCAAATACACGAACCGCAACTTGGTTCTTCTCAGTGTTTGCATTAGAATCAGTCTTAGGCATCTTTTCAACTGGTATATAATCTTCTACCAGAGTAGCTCGCATCTCACGTACTGCACCATCTTTTACTTTTGTAAACGATAGGTTCACGATACCTAGGCGTAGGGTGTTAATAATTTCTTCATAAGTCATTTCATTCTCCATTAGGGTTTTCCAATATGTGAGGGGCGAGTTCCGCAAGGTCATCTAGATACATATCCCAAGGGTAGTGTCGAAGGCAACTTGATGCCATCTTACGTATCTCAGTCATGTTATCTCTTTTGTATATACCTCTAGGGTTCTGCAATTCTTTTAGAAAGGTTGCAGTTCTCTTAAGGGCATAATACCGTTCATCGGGCATAGTCATTAGGCTACTCCTTCCGAAAACCATAGTGGAGTTTCAACGTTCTTCCACTTTGCGAATTCTACCTTCTCGTTTATATAGTAGAAACGGTATGCTTCTACTGGGTCTTCACGTTTGCAATACTCAGGCATTGCTTGTGCGAATTTTGTAAGTCTTCCGACTAAATTTATATTACGTGGTGCAAACCATACATAACCACCTAGTTTATCATAGGTCATGTGTACACGTCCGTATCGTTTCTCATACTCCTTCGCAGTTGCTTGGAAGTGTTTGAACAACCATCGGTAGTTCGCTGCATTCTCACGTGTCCATATGTTGGACGGGTGATTGACGTGTGATGCTTTGTACAAGTCTTGTTCTTGTGCAGCACCCCTCAGTCTCCATCGTTTGATGTTACGACCATTCTTAGTCTTGTCTGTATACAACTCACCGTCTAGTACACGATGTGCAGTAGACAACATCTGACCGTACTCAGTCACCATCTTACAGACGTGTTTGTCACACATCATCTGTGCGGCAACAATAGGGTCTTTGTCTAAGTGGAATATATTCATAGATGTGATATCTCCGCAAGTATTTGTTCTACCTGACCAATGTTTTGATAACCAAGAACATTGTCCGTTATGGGTGTAGTATAACACAGGTCGCCTTCATTGTCAAGCACCGCAACCTCATATAGGCCTTTCTTTCCGCCATACGAGAAATCATGTTTAACTACGGACGCACCATAATCATTATCAAATTTGTAAACGAGTTGGAATCCATTCACATAGTCCATGTCGTTTTTCTCAATGGTACAACCACCTTTTATAAGTCTCGCAAGACCGTTCGGGACATTCATGCCGCTAACTCCTTCAGGTAATCACACGACTCTTTATACGGAAGAATCTTACCGTTGACGAATTCGAACGAACTGGAATAGTCCTTCTGTTCGCCACCAATCTGTAACCATCTCTCGTACTTACTGAGTATTTCTTTTCTCATGTAACCGTACTCACCATTGATGGTCTTCCTCAGTGCAACAAACCCTTCGGTGAAGAGGTCTTTCTCTAGGGTGATGGCGAAGTTTCTTAGGTCGAAGTCGCACTCATCAACGAGGTCGCTACTGAGGATATACTCCTCAAAGTATTCGTTCATCTCTGTTACAGCGTCCGTTAAGGACTGCCAGAAGGCGTCATCCTGAGACTGTGCAATGGTCACATTGTTTACTACAAAGGTTCTACCGCCTTTGTACTTCCAGTAATCCTGCGTTACACCTTGGACATAGTCCTCGTTGTGGGCAGCATAGTTCTCTCGTACTTGGGTTTGAATTACAATCTTCATAATATCCTCACAGTTCTCATTATCAATACAAGTATTATATCACACTTTATTAAGATTGTCAAGCAGAAATTGCATATTCT